GAACAACTGTTCGAGTCGGCGAGCACTCTATGAGAGTTCACACCGAGGACTTAAACGAATGGGCAGGGGCTATTTATAGTTGGCAAGATGTAGCACAATTATTAGCGATGCCAGTTGAAGCATGTAGCCAAGAAGAATAAAGATAGTTGCATTACCAACCCTAGTAGATTATGCTTTTAATAATAAATAAAGAGGGGACATGCGTAAACCGAGAATCCATATGAGGCGTACATACAAATCCGTGTGCATACACGATTACACAGTAGACCTTGACGGGCAAGTAACTTGTAGTAAATGCCTAGCAAAGCAAAGCGCAGATGAAACTTCTGATTTTAAGTTAGCAATAAGTGAGGTGGGGGAATGGAAAAGACTTTAGAGATACAACTTGCTGAGTTGCGCGAGGAGATAGCCAAGGAGATTGAGGCTTATGCAAAGACTCAAGAGAAAACTATGCAAAAGGCAGCGTATGAATGCGTTGCTATCGCTAAAGGTAATAAATGACCGAGATGACTACAGAATGTAAAGTTTGTAGTCCCAACTTTACCTGCAAACTTTCTCACGCAACTTGCCCTTATAGAGATATAGACACAATTAAGGGAGAGAAAATTGAGCGATAATATTAAATGCCCTACTTGTGGGGTACAGACGAGACGAGCCAGACATAGGGGAATATATTGCGAACCATGCTGGAACGATTGGCAATATGTCGGTCACGCGTAATGTTCAAACTAATAGAGGTAGAATAAACCCATGGAGAAAAAAATAGGGCGCTATTGGTTCTCATTTGGAAAAATAAGCGGATTCGCTTTAGGTTTCTATTTTACTAAATACAACTGGGGAGTTGAATTGGGTTTCTGGTACATAGGTTTGGAGTTCTAGTGGCTGTCGTTGCAAAGAAGGAGCCAGCGAAGGCAGTTGCCGTAAAGAAGAAGGCTGGACGACCCACCCTTTTACTTGAAGAGGTAATGGAGAATGCACTCTTAGATTTCATCCGCATTGGCACACCAATTACTCACGCAATAACGGCGTCTGGGATTTCTACGAAGGCTTTCTATAACTGGATGAGTCGAGGAATGGCTGAGAGAGAGCGCTTAGCGACTATTCCCAACGCAAAAGAAAACCCATCCGAGTTGATATTCATGCAATTTGTACATAAAGTTGAGCGGGCTAGAGCAGAGGCAATTGCCAAAAAGATTGCTACTATTTCAAAGGCGGCAGTCAATGGAGATTGGCGAGCGAGTGCATGGTGGCTTGAGCGACAAGTACCTAATGAGTTCGGAAATACTGACCGCATTGAGATTGGTGGAACAGATGGCGGTGCTATCAAAGTTCAGATTGAAATGGGCGACCTTGAAGATAAAATTGCTCGAGTTCTATCTACGCGACAGAAATAAGCCATGAGGCTAGTAGACAAAGTTCTCAATGCCACAACTGAAGAGCGAACGGCTATCTATCTTTCTTTAACCGAGGAGGAGAAGTACGCGCTCGCAGCAATTTTAGATGCAGAGATTGAAAACCCTTGGGCTAGATGGGAACACGACCCAGTTGGATTTATTGAAGAGGGATTAGGCGAAACCTTATGGTCAAAGCAAAGAGAGATTCTTCATTCGATTCGCGATAATAAAAGAACAGTAGTTCCCGCTTGTCACGCGCCAGGAAAATCACACCTTGCGGCAAGAGCCGTCGCGTGGTGGATTTCAGTTCACCCGCCAGGAACGGCGATTGCGATTACTACGGCATCAACTTTCAAACAGGTTCGAAACATCATGTGGGCGCAGATTCGTAAAGTTCACATGAACCATGAATTGCCAGGCGAGATTCTTACAACCGAGTGGAAAATGGAAGGCACGGTAGTTGCCTACGGATTTAGACCCGCCGATAATAACGAGGCGGCAGTTCAAGGTATCCACGCGCCCCACTTACTTATTGTCGTTGATGAGGGCGGTGGATTAAGCGACAAGATTGGTGGCGCATTGGAAGCACTCATGACGGGTGGACACACACGGCTATTAGTTTTAGGTAATCCACCTACCGACCAAGAACAAACTTGGTTTGAGCGTATCTGCAATTCGCCAATTTATGAATCAATTCCAATTAGCGCTTATGAAACGCCAAATTTTACAGGTGAGCAGACTGGTCAATGTCGCTCGTGTCCACCTCATGTTGAGGCTCACGCTGTCTCTACGCACCTCGTAGACCAGACTTGGGTAGATGAGGTCATCGGCGAGTTCGGAGAGGACTCACCCTTTGTTGAAGCCCGTGTACACGCACGATTCCCACAAACGGGAACGGGCAAAGTAATTCCTTACCATTGGGCTGAGTTGGCTACACAAAACGAGGATATGATTGAAAGTTCAATTATTAAATTAGGCGTAGATATTGCATCTGATGGCGGAGACGAATTCGTTATTGCCAAGGCTGATGGTTACACAGCCTCGATTATTCACCGTAGTTCGGGCAAGGCAAACGCTAACGCTGTCGATGTTGCAGGAGTTGTCATCCTAGAAATTGAAAAGGCTTGCCAGATTCATGTAGAGCGCGAGATAACTGATTTAGTTCGGGTAAAGATTGACACAATTGGCGTGGGCTGGGGAGTTGTATCGTTATTAGACCGATGGGTAAAAGAGCGACGGATGCGAGCGCTTATTATTGGGGTCAATGTTGCAGAGCGACCTAAAGACCAAGCCAAGTTCAAGAATCAACGCGCTGAAATGTGGTGGAATACTAGAACGCTTTTGCAAGTCAAGGATGGAAAGCAAGATGTCCGCCTAGATGTTGATAGAGCCGTCCTCGCGCAGTTGGCAGGTCCGACCTTCAAATCTGATTCTTCGGGTCGCATACAAATCGAAGCCAAGGCTGACATGAAAAAGCGTGGAGTTCATTCACCTGACCGCGCTGAAGCGATACTTTTAGCCCTGTATGAAAACAAGGCTATTATTCCAACCTTCAACCTAGTTTCGATTGGACAGGAAAATCAATGGACGGTGTAAAGCGCTCTGACTTCGATTTAGATTTACGCTTTGGTAAGGCTCAAGAAGTTTATGTAAATTCATTATTGACATCCCCCATTGAAAAAGTAGAGGTGAAAGGCGATAGGCGTTGGAAGAATACTGGCAATGTTTACATTGAAATTTGGTGCTGGAGTAATAATAAAAAAGAGTGGTTTCCATCGGGCTTACAAAGTACAAAGGCAACACATTGGTCATTTGTCCTTGAGGAAATGGTGCTGATTGTACCGATTGGGCAGTTGATTAAAGCCGTGAAGCAATACGGGTCAAAAATCGAGTGTTCGATTCCACCTGATTATTCAAAAGGGTTTTTAGTTAAAGTCACCGATTTGATGCAAGTAGCAAAGCAATGAGTACAATTCTCAGCACCAGTTTCAGGGCAATAGTAATAAGTTTTATTTTCAGGTAGTTTGCAATGAGGACATGATTTCTCATCCTCAATAACCACGATGTCAGAATCTTTATATTCCTTCACACAATGATTGCAATAGGCTAAACCATCTTTCCAATCACGAAGCCAACGCTTGTGGCGCTGGATTCGGATTGTGTTTAGTTCCTCGGCGAAATCTTTAGACATTAGCGTTAAGCACCGAGTTAGGCTGGATGTCAAAGACTGTCTCATAAAGAAGTTGCGCAGGTTCCCAGTCGTTCCAATCCCCGTCGGATGAAATCTCTATCGCATCTCCGAAGTGAAACTTGGCTCGGATAAGGATTGCGCACACAACCGTGTCATAGGGCTTGCCAACAGTCTTGCAAAAAGCAAAGCCCGTATCGGTTGAGTTCATGTGAAAAGTTTCGTGTGAATCTTTTCCCACCCCATTAAATATTACCTCTGTGGCAGTTGTGGTTGGTAGATTTTTACCAAAACCATCCCCGATTTTGATACCAGCGTCCATTGCGGTGCCAATGATAAGAACGCAATCTTCAGAAAATTCTGCAAACGCGTTATCGAACGGTCTTGCAATTGTCCAGTAATGTGTATATCCCATTATGCTACCCAACGCCTCTCTAGTATTAGGTTGCGCCAATTTAGCGCAAATTCATTATGTGTTGGAGAAAGAGTTCTGATGAACTTTTCTGAAGCCTCGTAGTAACTTGGACCTTCGCTCTCTCCAATTACCTTAGTTTGAATCCAGCCGTTCTTGCGAACAGTTAAGTAAACGCATGCAAAGACTGAGCCATCCTCAATTTTACGAAGCGCTATGTAGAAAGCCTTTTGCCCGTATTCATTCTTGCCTTCTTCAATCTTGGCAAGTTCGTAGATTCCATCATATGAGCGAATAATGTCCCACTCAACGAATTTCTTGGTTGTGATATTTTTCCCAACCTTTACTGAATCCCACCCCATTTTATTTCCTCTCTCTAGGAATAACCCAAGTATAACTTACTGGGGTTGGTTATGCAACTACCTTTGAACCAAAGTCCGTGTTGCTTCTAAAGCATGATGCTTGGTAGGCAACCTCTCCAACCTCGGTGAAGTACACACCTTCGATAGAACCTTTAATTGTCTCCACGATGCCATTTTTTGTGTTCTTCACAATGACACGCTGGACTGTGTAGGTATCGTCCCAACCTAAAAGGATTCTGACCCGATAGCCATATGCGACTGGCAATTCAACCTGCTCAGTTAAGCCATTGTGGAAGGTTGCCCCGTCAATGTAAACACGCCCACCTGAGATAGCAAAAACATTTCCTAGTCCGATTTGATTGATAAGTTCATTCTTATCAAATGGACGACCTTTTGATTCTGTCATTTTTTCCCTCTCTCTCTGTTCACTAAGTATAACATAACTGGGGTTAATAATGCAAGACGATACTAACTACTCAATTCGAACAGATGTTCGAGTGATACCCTTGACTTATGCACCTGACTCCAGCCGTCTCCACACTTTTGAAGGCTTCATGCCCAACCGCGACGCAGGATGTCAGGGCTAATCTTGAGAACCGAAAGAAGGCTATCGACAC